TTTACTAATGAAAATGCCGGTTCCTTACGAACCCAAAAGACAGAACCGTTTTATTTTGAGATTTCCTTCCTCAATGGGTATAAATGAATGGTATGTCGCTTCTACGGCTAGACCTAATGCAAAAATTACATCAGTTGCAATCCCTTTTCTTAATACCTCAACTTATGTTGCTGGTAGATTCGAATGGCAAGAAATGAGAGTAACATTTAGAGATCCAATCGGTCCTTCGGCTTCTCAAGCTTTAATGGAATGGTTCCGCTTACATGCTGAGTCAGTTACAGGTAGAATGGGATACGCTGCTGGTTACAAAAAAGACATTGAATTGGACATGTTAGATCCAACAGGTGTTGTGGTTGAAAAATGGAGTATCGTAGGTGCTTTCTTAACAGATTTAAACTTTAACGATTTGGATTATTCAAGAGATGATTTAGCAACTATCACATGTTCTTTAAGAATGGATAGATGTATTCAAATATACTAATATTATATTTTTTTCTTATACAAACCGGTATCCAATAAATTTGGGTATCGGTTTTTTATTTTAAAACTTGACTTTATTGTAGTTATAGTATAAGTTTATACTATGGAAGAATATAGAGTTAACCCCACAATCGCATATGATGTAGTAGAATTACCAAGTAGAGGAATATACTATGATAATAAGAAAAAATCAGTTAAAGTATCTTATTTAACTGCATCTGATGAAAATATATTATCAGCACAAAACTTTGTTCAAGGTAATGGAGTAATTGATGAATTATTAAAAAGAAAAGTATTAGATAAGGATATTAATACCGAAGATTTAGTGGATGAAGATAGACAAGCAATTTTAATTTTTTTAAGAAATACAGCATTTGGTAGTCAATATAAAATTACATCTACCGATCCAAAAACAGGAAACGAATTTGAGTTTGAAATTGATTTGGGAACTTTAAAAATGAAAGATTTTACACTTACTGAAGATAGTAATGGTGAATATAGTTATTTCATGGAAAAAGCAAATGCTGATGTCACATTTAAATTTATTACAAAAAAACAAGAATTAGAAATAGAAAAAATAGAACAAAGTTGGAATGGCAATGGAGTTCCTCCAGTTAGAACAAAAGAACTTGAATTTATGATCAGGTCTGTTAAAGGAAATAGAGACCCTCTCAATATTAAAAACTTTGTTGAAAATTTACCAATATTAGATTCACAAAATTTTAGGAAATACGTAAAGAATAATAGACCCGGAATTGATTTAACAACAACAACAAAAACCCCATCAGGAGAAGATATCCAAGTAAGTATTGGATTTGGGGTAGAATTTTTTCGACCTTTCTATGGAATATAGAAAAAGTCAATTAGACGAAATTTTATTTTTGATTAAAAAAGGGTTTGGATATAATGATTTATTATCAATGCCAGTGTATGTTAGAAGATATTTTGTTGATTATATTTTAGAAATAGAAAACACAAAATAATCTATTTATAGAATATGGCAAATGGAACCAAACCATCAATCACAGACTTTATAGGTAAAATAGGTAATGCTGATGCAGATATGAAAGCATACAAATTAGCTATGAAAAGTTATAATGAAAATAATAACTTATCAACAGTAATAGATGTTGCTGGTGATGATGCTATAAAATTTGTAAAATATTACGATAAAGGAAAAACCTATACACCTAATAGTGCAAGTGGTGCTGTTAGCTCAGTATGGGAAGGAGTTTTAGGTGTAAATCCTGGTAAATCTGGCGGGGGCACTTTTGGAGAAAGTGAATTTTTTGGAATGGGTGAAGCTGTAAAATTAATTACCAATTTAAAGGGGGTATTTTCAGGTAATTTTGCTGGTATTTGGAAAGATGTAAAAGTACTTTCAGGGCAAATATTAGAACAAACAAGACAAGAAACGTTAGTAAGAAATAGAATTAATTCTGAATTAGGAGTAACAGCAGGATTAGGTGATCAAGTTAGAGATACTATTTTAAATTCAACAGCAGGTGCTATAAAATTTGGCTATGGTGTTGAAGATATTGTAAATTCTTACAAAGAATTAAATGCTATATCTGGTAGATTTAATTTTGTTTCAGGCGGCATATTACGTGCATCTTTTGGAACAGCTAGAGCTTTTTTAGATAGCTTGGGAGAGATGGGAAAAGTTTATGGAGAATTTGAAAAAGTGGGAATTGGTTTTAGAGATACATTAAACGATATTAACAAAATAGGTAAAGATTCTTTAATGCTTGGTTTTTCAAGTAAAGCAACAATCAAAGATGTTAGAGATAATTTAGATAAATTAAACACATATGGTTTTAAAAATGGTATAGATGGTTTAGCTCAAATGTCTAGAATATCTAAAACATTTAGAATGGATATGACCGAAACATTCAAAGTAGCTGAAAAAGTAATGAATCCAGAAGGCGCTGTTGATATGGCATCTAGATTACAAGCTTTAGGTGGTGCATTTGGTGAATTTAATGACGTTTTCAAATTAATGTATGATTCAACAAATAATGTTGAAGGCTTACAAAAATCGATTGTAGGAATGACTAAAGATTTAGCTACTTATAATCAAGAACAAGGTAGATTTGAGGTTACAGGAGCTAATTTAAGACGTGCTAGGGAGATATCTGATATTACTGGAGTTAGTTTAGGTGAATTAACAAAAGGAGCTATAGCAGCACAAGAAAAAATTAAAGGATTACAACAATTAACTATGTCTGGTTTTGTTGGTAAAAAAGAAGATAGAGATTTTCTTATGAGTTTAGCTCACATGGAAAATGGAAAAATGGTTATTAGTGTTCCAGATGATCTTAGAAGAGAATTTGGTCAGGTTGCTGAAGGTGGAGTTATTATGATGAGTGATATGACGGAAGCTGTACAAAAGAAATTAGTTTCATATAAAGATGAGTTTGAAAAAATGAATCCTGAAGATATTGCAAGAGCTCAATATAGTGAAATACAAAACATGCAAAGAGATGTTGCATCTATTGCTTCTTATTTAAGAGCTAGAGCATCACAATATATTCAAGGAGGCGGTTTGAAAGGATTAGGTATTAGTCAAACCGTAGATTTATTAGCAGGACAACTTAACAAAACCTCAAGTGCTCTTGCTTTAGCTGGTAAAAGTGGTATGGAAATTAAAGGTGAGGCGGCGGAATTTGTTCAAAAAGCCGCAAAATCTGCTCTTGGTGGTTTTATTGAAGATGCTCAGAAATGGTATCAAAAAGCAAATGATTCGTTTATTAAAGCTAAAGAACAAAATTCAGAAAAAGATCTACAAATACTTGATAGAAAACTTGGTAGGGTTAATAGACCAAAAACTTATGAATCAATATTTTCACCAGTTGAAGGAGATGATTATGAACCAGAAGAAACAAATAATAATCAACCAAAAAATCTTGGAACAGTATATCATGAAATTAGATATAAATCAGGAAATCAATTAGCTGATGAATATCAAAGACAAATGTTTAGATATGGACAAATAGACGATCCAAATCCAGATTCATTCACAAGCTCAACTTTGTTTAACAGAGCAAATTCAGCATAAAATATAGTTTAATCTATTTATATTAAAACATAATAATGCCGAGTCCTTTAGATTTCAATTCAAGTAAAGATGGTAAAAGCATACCCGATTCGAAACAAGGGTTTAGAGACTTTTTATTATCCAAAAACTTGAAGAGACATAATGGTCCTCAGACTTTTAAAGCTGGGGATTATCAATATCAAACACAAAATGAATTTCCAGATATTGACTCCGGCGGCATAGGAATTGCAACAGGTAGTAGTTTAAATCAAACATCAACACAAAACATTTATAAACCCGATCATTGGTTTATAAAAGAAAATATTGATACGTTACCAAGAAGAGCAAATCTAAGTTTATATCCTTACTTTGTTTCTGGTGATTACACATTATATAGTATTGTTAATACACAAAATTTTGACAATGAATCTGAGTTATTTAAATTTGCTAGTAACTATATAAAAAATGATACAAACGGTCCAGTTTATTCTAGAATAGCACAAAATGTTGAAAAAAATACATTAGGTAAAAATAGATTATTAGATGCATTAAATGGTAATACAAATACTGCTGTTAATATTCTGACTGGTAAAGAGCCTTTGATAGAATCAAATTATAGTATTACTTATGACAATAGTGTAAGCGTACCTGGATTAGTAACAAGTTTTTTATCAACAACTACAGGTATAGATTATCCTGTTTCAATTATTCCTGGTGACATTTTAACTAATCCACAAAATATTAGTAATAATCCACGTCCAACACCATCAACAGAATTAGGTAAATTGTATCAAGATACAACAGGCGCATTAGGTTCATTGTTTGGTATTCAAAGAAGACCAACAAACTCAAGAAAACCATCTGATATTTTGATTGAATATATGGGGCAAGGACAAAGAAATAGATTATATGATTTATTATCATATTCAAAATATGCACCAAATTATACCACAACAGCTCGATCTCAAAATACATCAAAAATATTCACATTTGCGGATAAAGTTGCGCAAGGATTTAAATCAACTTTAGGTATTGAAGCCCCTGCAGGTGTTGCATACATTGGTGATGATAGAGGAAACGATGTTTATTATTCAATGAATGATTTTAATGATAGACCTGTAAGAGGTAATTATTATTTATCATTCATGTTTGATGAAACAGCAGCTGTGTTATTTCATAATCCTCAAAAAAATAAACCAATTACTGATGGTGGCCCTTTAACTGGTGAATTAACTTGGGTTAGTACTAATTCTAAAAATCCACTTGGAGTTCATAACGATAATTTTTCTAGCCAACAGTCAGCTTTGCAAGATTCATTATCTTTAAAATATTCATTTAGACCAGATTCAATCTTAGGTTATACACAAGAATTATTAAATAGCTTACCTTCTAATGGAGGTGAAGCAAGAAAACATGTTGCAAATGTAATCGATCAAACAAGTAGATTATTTGTAGAAGGTGATGTTAAATTATCGAGAGGTAATGCTGTAAAATATGTAAGTAAATTCAATGGTACAGAATCGGGTATCGAATATGGAAGAGTATGGACTAAAGATAGATCGTATTATTCATTATCAGATACAATGCCATTAAATGATGATGAACCAACATCTAGATATTATAACAAAACAACTAAGCCATACAGAAGAACTAATATTAGAAGATATAATGGTAGTGTTTTAGATAATACATGGAACCTTAATATTGCGCCAATGTCAAATGGTAATAAATCATTTGATGGATCAACAAATATTGTTGAACACAATAAAGGACAAGGTGATTTTTATGCAAAAAAATATATGTTTTCTATTGAAAACCTTGCATGGAAAACGTCTAATAGATCAGGTTATACTGTAAATGACTTACCTTATTGTGAAAGAGGTAATAATGGAGGTAGAGTAATGTGGTTTCCTCCATATGACTTAAAAGTAAATGAAAGCAATAATGCATTATGGGAAGAAAATAAATTTATTGGACGCCCAGAACCAGTTTATACATATAGCAATACATCAAGAAATGCTACTGTTTCTTTTAAAGTAGTAGTCGATCACCCTAGTATATTAAATTTACTAACAAGAGAACATTTTAAAAATATGTCTGATCAAGAAGCCGATAATTACATTGAAGCTTTTTTTGCTGGAATTAAAGATGTTGATTTTTATTCTTTAATTCAAACATACACAACATTAGACAAAAATGATGTTCAATTAATTGAAGCTTATTTAAATGGTGGAGTAACAACTCAAGTTATTACCTCAAATAAATTTACAGCACAGCCTCAAACAGTTGTAAATAAAAACAATAACAAAAAAACAAATCAACCACCTTACGGAGTTTATAATTTTTATTTTGCAAATGATGTGCCACCAAAAAGTAATACAGATGTTAATACAAGCGCAAAATACAGTGATTTATATAATGCATATAATACCGGAACAACATTAAATAATTTAACACTAGCATTAAATAACACAATATCAACTGGTACAACACATGATAAAAAAATGTTATTTGGTGTAACCACTGGTATTACATCTGGTATGACTAATAATATTATAAATGTGGCAACAGGTGTTTTACAAGGTAATTCCTCAGATTTTACAAAATATAAAAAACAAATAACAGATATAAAAGATGCTTTGGATAAAAAAACAGTAACAAAATTATATATAGCTGTACAATCTTCATGTTCTGCACCAGCTAGTGATGATTATAATTATAAATTATCACTTAGAAGAATGATATCTGTGATAAATGATTTTACAAATCAAATATCAAAAAATAATTATACATTTAATTTAGATGATAATACAATTTTAAAATTTGACGCATCTGCAACAGCTAAACCGAAGCAATTACAATTTGATCCTAGTAATAAAATTAGTTTAAAATTGAAAGATCTTGGTTACACCGATTCAAATTTAAATTTAGATATTGTAATGTCGGCATTAGGTGAAACTACCACATTGAGTTCTCCTGCAAATACAAATTGTACCGATGCGTATAATGATAATTTTTTACAAATTAATGGACCAAATTCCATATACTGTCGTCAAAGTCGTGTAACAGTTGAATATGAAATCGAAGATATTATTACAGATAAACCAACAGTATTAACAACAAATCAACCAATTACATCAACACCAGATACTCAAACAATAACAACTGGCACAGCAAAACCCAATATTGATGTAATGAAAAGGATAATCATGAAAACATTATCTGAGTGTCATTATTTTAAAATGTTGGAAGAAAATTCACCGGTTGTTTTTAAATCATTAAGAGATAAATTAAAATATTTTCATCCAGGTTTCCATTCAATGACGCCTGAAGGATTAAATGCACGTTTGACGTTTTTATTACAATGTCTTAGACCCGGTGATACAATTCCAATTAAAGGAATTAACGAAGCAACAGATTTTAACGCAAGAAATACTACATTTGGACCACCTCCAATTTGTGTATTAAGAATAGGTGATTTTTATCACACTAAAATGATTATAAAAGATGTTAATATCGATTATAATGATGGTGTGTGGGATATGAATCCAGAAGGTATTGGAATGCAACCAATGATTGCTAATGTAACATTACAGGTTTCTTTAATTGGCGGACAAGGATTAGAAACACCAGTTGATAAATTACAAAATGCACTTTCGTCTAATTTCTTTGGTAATACCGAGATGTATGATGAAAGATCAATATCAACCGTAACACAAATTGGTGGTCAGTCTGCTACAGGATTTACAAAACAATTTTTAGAAAAATTACAAAATCAACCACAAAACAGATTATCACCATTTAATACACCTACATCTAAACCACAACAGGGTGTCACTATTGGAACGGCTATCACTGTTAGCGGTGTTAGTAGTTTAGATTATACTACATTAGTTTCAGATGTTTATAATAATATTAGTGGTTATACTAATACTGTTATAAATTCAACAACAAATGTTTATAATCTTTATGGACCAATAATTAGTTATTTATGTTTTAATAACACATATAGAACAATAAATGAATATGATTTTTATATAAATAAAACAAGTACATATCCATTAACCAATTTACTTGGTGAAATGGATCCATCGATTGGTTTTGATATTGTATCTGGAATAACATCATTTAAAGCTGCAGTAATAGCCGCAATACAAACATTTAAACCTTCTGCAATTTTTAATTTTACTAGCTATTTGGGTAATTCAAAATCTTATGTTGATGATTTACTATTACCAACCTTAGTAACATTAGTTGGGAAAAAAATTGACGAAATAAACAGTAATGTTAAAAAAGATATTGATTCAATTATAAGTAGTAGAAATAAATTATTTGCAACATTAGATAAATTAAATTTTGTAACAAAAAATTATATTAACGATAGTAATTTTGGTACCGCACAGGATGTATCTATAAATGGTAGTGTTTATACTCAAACACAAATAAGCGGTTTTACTGTAACAGATTTTTCAGGTGAATTAACAACACCATTAAATAATCTAAAGAATAATTTTTATTATCCTAGCAATTTATTTGATTCATCCTTTAATTTTTTATCTCCCGGTGTAATGAATTTAGCTACATTAAATAAAGTTTTACCATTATTATTAAAAGGTATTGATGTCAATACTATGTTTAGTTCTTTTGATAATCAAAAAATAATAAATGGAATTACATTAACATTTATAAAAAATTCATACACATCGTATGTAAATGATTATAAATTAAATAAATTAGGAACATTTGGAACTGGTTTATTAGGTTTTTTTGTACCATTAAAAAGAACATCACAAAATAAATATATTTACGGAATTTTAAATACTACAACAACCACAGATGCTGGAGTTATTACTGAAATAACAAAAGTATTCTCAGATAAAAATCCATTAGGAACAACATTAAATTTATATAATCACAGTTAATATGGCTAATCAATATTACGATAGATACGAAAATTTTGTAAAAGACGGTTCATTTAGAATTGTTCCTGGAATTGAAATACCAATCAAATCTAGTGATCGTTATGTACAATACAAAAAAGATAAACATAGATTAGACGTATTATCGCAAGAATATTATGGTACGCCATTATTTGGATGGTTAATTTTACAATCTAATCCACTTTTAGGTAGTATCGAGTTTGAAATCCCAGATAATTCATATTTAAGAATACCATTTCCTTTATTAGCGTCTTTACAAGATTACAAAAATGGTGTAGATTTATATACAACATATTATGGGGAACAATGATATCAATAAGACCGAAAATATTCTCGTTAAAGTAGATGACAATAATATTGTTTATATAGACCCAAATAGTGTCATAAACGATAAAAAAGTTGAAATGCGAGATATACCATCCGAAAACATGGTGGTATATGTAAATCTAGAAGCGGATTTAATTCCTCGTTCTGTTTTAAATGTTAATGGATCTACCGGTAGTGTTACTGGAACAACAGAAATAGCATCTGGAACAGTTAATTTTTTAAGAAATTCAAATGGAAATGATTTTGATACATCTTGGACCGAATCTTTTTTACAACCAAAAGAATTTAAAGGTAAAGGTAATAACATAACTAATATATTTTATGAAAGTGATGCGTCCGCACAAACGTTTGGTATAGAAAGTATCACAATGACAGTTAAAGGTTACACCGTACCACAAGTTACAATCAATTTTACTGATGTACGTGGTAAAACTTTATTTGAATCACCAGCTAATTCGCCATATAAAACATTATTTCATTTACCGTGGCCAGTATTTTATTTGACAGTTAAAGGATTTTTTGGTAAGGCTATTAGATATAGATTACATTTAACCAAATTTACAAGTAAGTATAACCAAGCAAATGGTAATTTTGAAATCACATGTACGTTTATTGGTTCAACTTACGCTTTTTTAATTGATATACCATTAGTTGGTGCAATGAATGCACCATTTATGTATGGTAATGAAAATGTTGTAACAAAAGCTAATAATATTAAAACAAAAACAGTTTCAGTATCAAGATCCTCAAAAGGATATGCGATGTTAGTTTCTGTTTATGATGAATATAAAAGAAAAGGCTTAATACCAAAAGATTTTCCAGTTAAAACATTGAGAGAAGTTGTTACGTTAGCAAAAAGTTTAGATGAAACATTAGAAAATATAATTCTAAAAAGCGATGTTAAACCACAAATATGGAGTGGTTTGATTAGTTTTGAAAATACAATAAATTCATTTATAGATGCTTTGAATGGTTGGGAATCAACTTATTTAAATAATAATCAAACTAGAAGAAATACTGGAAAGGGTACTGATCTATACAAAAAATTAGTAGATAGTCAAGCAGGTTCTGATGTTAAAATAAATGGTAAAGATGTTGATTCATTACAATCAATCATTACAAGATATACGGATTTATTAAATAAAAATAAGATTTTAACACAGAATTTATCAGATGCAACATTTACTAGTAGTAACTTTAAGAAACAAGTATTTTCATATATTAATTCAATCGGAGACTCTGTAAAAAATTACATTTTTTTAGATAAAACAAATGCAAGTATTTGGGTCAATATTGGTTCATTAAAATACAAAGTTCAAAACATATATAATCAATTTTCAATGCAAAAAAACAAATTTGAACAACAAATTGAAAAATTGATGAACAGTATTATAAAAAATAAAAATAAGGGATTTGGTTTTGATCCAACGATAAGAAACATATTTGCAGTTATTTGTGCAAATGCTGATGTTTATATTAGATTATTAAAAGATGTACATACAAGAGCATTTAATGTTGGTTCAGAAAGATTAGAATATTTAAAAAACTATACTGATGAAACAGTAGGAGGAAAAGATATTTTTCCTTGGCCTCAAATTAAGAAACAATCTAAAAATAATACACAAAAAGAATTTGCATATCCAGGTGATAAAAGTTTAAGATCTATATTACAATCAAATAATGCCAGATTATGGCCAGAGGTTGAATTTGTTGAAGAATATGAAAAAGTTGCAACAAAAAAAGTGGATAATTTAGCAAACAAGGAAGCTGGTGTAAATAATATTGATTTCAAATATGAACTTGATAAAGATAAAGTTGAAATTAAACCAATATCAACTTTTTTAAATGTGGGCTCATTTTTACCATATTATGATAAATCAATAGCATCTGTTATATATGAAATATACGAAAGAGGTGCTGCAGTATCTTTTTATGATACATTTGGAACCTATGCGACTGATACTGATGTTTTAATGAGTTTAACTGATATTGAATTGGATAATATTACAACATCATTTTATGAGGATTACACTATCTCATCTATATTAAAAGATTTAAATACATTTAGCACAACAAACTCAACACCAGAGGCGGTATCAACTTCTTTGAATGGCCTTTTAGAAAAATATTCACCAAATGAAAGATATCCATATTATTTAGATAATTATTCTACTACTGATTATATCAAATTTGCAAATTCAACCTCATTTAAAATTGAACAAAATATTGTTACAAATACACAAACAACATCACATGATGATACGTCTTTTGTAAAATTAAATAATGCTTTAAAAAATTATAGCGCAGCGGTAATCAACGATAATAAACCTTCATATAGAAATTACGTATATCCATTCAACTCATCAACTTATTTATCTTATTTAGGACAAACTAACGTTGATATAACAGATTTACATTTATATAATACGTTTAGCGGAAATACAGAAAACGAAGGATTTATAAAAACACCATTGAATGTAAATGCTTGGGTTAATGATACAACAAATATATTTTCTAAAAATTTAATATTAGATAATAATAATTCAATAAATATTTTAAATACACCCTTTTTTCATAACCAATTATTAAATGATTTTATAAATAATAAACCATATGGTAGATATGCAGGAGCAGCTTATTTACTATTAAATTCATTACAATTTAAAGATTTACAAGATTTAATATTATTAGGTGACATGCCAATTCGTATGTCACATTTATTTAAAGAATTGGGATCAACGCATTATGTACCATATCATTTAATTTTAAAATGGGGTGCTTTATATCATAGACACAAAATCTATACACAATCAAATGGTCAGATAGATATTTTAAGTGGTGTAACAACTGGTAATACGAATAATATAATAGGACCGAATTTAAAAACTATGTTTATTGGATCTGAAACTGACCCATCAAAAACAGAATATAATGTTCAAGATGAAACTTTAAACTGGTATTCTGGAATAACTAGTGTTGGGTTCAATCCATTCTATGAAGCAGTATTTCATCAAATTGTAAATGGATATCCACATTTTAGTATTCTTGATACGACAACATATCAAAGTAATATTGATAGAAAATTAATATATTCAGATTATACAACAATAAATGGATATACATATTGGAGTAATTTTGTAGATAATTCAAAATACAATGATGGTGCTGATAATTTTTATACTATTGTTCCTTCATGTGGTAACAATGAAACTAAGAATTTACCTAAATCGTCCCCAACACACAATATACAAGATGATGGATTTAAAATTGTATTAGTAAATGAATATATTCCTATTATTTTAGAAGGACAGACTTTTCCATCATCTACACAATATAATTTAAGTTACGATACTGGACATACATATGATAAACAATATAGACTATATGGTTCTTATAGAGAAATTTCAGATTTAATTGGTACATTTAGTCCAGAAATATTAAATCAATTTGAAACTTTATTTTTACAATTTGCATCAGAAAAAGAAAATACAGAATATCCACAAAAATCTTTTGATGATTATACAATTATAATTAATGAAAATAATGATACCGAAACACATGTTGTTACATATCAAAGTTTTCAAGAAATATTAAAAGATATTGTAATAGTTCAGAAACTAGATTCAGATAAAGATGGTTACAATTCTATTTTAGATATTTTAAAAACAAGACAAAAAGATAACTTTACTAACATAACTGAATTAATTTTAAGTGAAGATAATATGTTAAAATTTACTTTAGGTAATCCTAAAGAATATGATATACATAATTTTGAAGCTTTCGCTAGGGGAACACAACCATATCCATTTGGATTTTTTGATCAAACACAAGTTAGTGGTCAGACATATGATTATATTAAATTATATTGTGGTAAAGAAGATTCTGATTTAAAATATTTAAATTTTTTCAGTTATAACAATATAGCATATACTGAAGATAATGTCATAAATTTAAGACCACTTATTTTTATGTGGGCCGGTTATTTACAAAACGGCGGGTTAGAAAATAGTATTTCATTTAAACAATATATTATAGATAATATATTAACACCATATGACATTAGAAAACAAACATATTTTAGAAACTTATTACCAAAGTTTAAAGATAGAATGAAAAATAATAGTTCAGATAAACTTTTAACATTATCAGATGGATACGGAATGAATTTATTAAAACAACAATCTTATGATTATTTTAAAACATTTAATGATAAGTGGAGTTCGGGTAATTCAATAGGTCAAAGAACATTATTAGAAGAATTTTTATTTTTAGACAAAGCTAATCGTGATATTGGTAATAAAGCATATATTACTTTAGAAAAAATTGCCAGTTTTGAAAATGCCGCTGAAGATAAATCAAGTTTATTTTCTGCGCTTGTTGCCATGCTACATGGAACTGATTTTGATTTAAGAGGTATGCCAGCATATGTTAATTTTTATGGAACAGATTTTAGTAAAAGTGGAAAAATAGCTCCATCAAAAAAAGTTGCAAAAGACATTTTTGGGACATATCTAGAAGTTGATTATCAAGAATCAACACCTAAAATAATTTTACAATACGTTGGTGCAACCGCTAAACATCCAGACGGAATGCAAGATATTAGTAAAGAAAAATATCTTTTTAATGACGATAGTTTTAAAATATACGATCCGATTAATAATCCATTAAGAGTAACAATACCAGATGTTTTTGATCCGGCTATATTAGGTAATTCAAATAGAGTTGTTGGATTTGAAGTAAATGTTGGGGATCAAAATCAAAGCATGTTCAAAAGTGTTACCTTAGATCAAGAAAGTTTAAGAAATACTTCTGAATTCTTTAATGCACTAGAAAACATATCGCGTTCTGAATCGGGTGCCGCAACATATAGTGTCGATAGTAATTTATTTGATTTATACAGAATGAGATCATATACATGTACAGTTGTTAGTATGGGTAATGTAATGATACAACCAACAATGTATTTTTATATAAAAAATATACCAATGTTTAGGGGAACATATTGGATAACAGATGTAAGTCATGACATCAAACCAAATAGTGTTACGACAACATTTAAAGGTGTTAGAATGAATAAAGCGGCTTTACCTGATCCAGAAGATTCTTTCATGTCAAGTTATAGAATTTATTTTGAAAGAATTTTAAACAAAGCAACAGCTAAACAATCACAAAATAGCACAACAACTACAGATACCACAGTTAAATCTAACAAAACGTCTGCAGCTGTTGCAACAATACCTACATCACCGTCTTTAGCTAAATTTGAACAACAAGTAAGTCAAATTGGTATTGATACCAAATATGGTATTAGATATAATGGTTATAAAGGTGAAAAATATATTCTTAAAGTTAATATTAACGGAGAAGAATGGTATAAAGCAACAGCAGTTTTAATGGGTGGCAAAAATTATCCAATTTCGGCACCAACTGAAATGGCTGTTTTAAATAGATTACCAACCAATTCCACACCTTCGATAGTTGATAATTCAAAATACTTTACAAATCAAAAAATTAAATGGAGCGATATACAAAATTATAATAATAATTATTTCTTTTCATTAAGATTTGATTTAACATCTAAAGAAGTTGATCCATTTGTTGCAACAAATTTAATACAAGCAAAGACGGAGTTTTGGAATGCAGGAGATAAAGGAAAAGGTACAGATATAACTGTTGAAGGAACAACACTAGGTGTAAATTCAATAATTACACCTGATGCAGTAAAAGGTGCTATACACGCTGGACCAAAACCTGGTGTAAATTACGGAATTGGACTATCAAAAGGGTTAATGAATGCACTAAAATTAAAAGACGGAGATCCTGTATTATTCAAATTATATTAAAGTTCTTGATATTTATATAAAAAACCTTTATGGAAAATAATAAATTAAAAAATACTGTTGATAATTTCTTAAGTCCTAAACAAGTTAAGATAACATCAAAAGACGGTATGGAAAGAGAAGAATGTGATTTAGTAACTGGTGAATGTTACACAATTAGAGAAAAAGATGGAATTGTTGAAAGAATAAATAAAAAATACGTTACAAACGACGGTAGACAATTATTACAAGATTAAATCATGCTAAAAGAAAAATTACAAGAAGAGCTTAATAGATTTAATGCTATTAACAAATACTCAAAAAAAATGATTGTGGAGCAAGATGCACCACCAGCAATAGCTGACCCAGCGGCATCACCAGCAGATGTGGGAGCAACTCCTCCACCAGCTGGTACAGAAGCACCAGTAGCAGATGCAGGAACACCCCCACCAACAGATGCCGCACCAGATGCTGCAGCAGGAGGTCCAACACCACCAGCTGAAGATGACACTCAAGATATTGATGTAACTGAGTTGGTTGATTTAACAAAATCTATTAAAAATGATTTGGATAATCACAAAAACAATCAAGATGCTGCGGTAACTAAAATGGATGATATATTTACTAAATTGAATGATTTAGAACAAAAATTATCAGCTATGGATAACATCGTCGCAAAAATTGATCAATTAGGTCAAGAGGTTCAACAAATGAAACCAGAGTCACCACAAGAAAAATTAGAAATGCGTTCTTTAGATTCATACCCTTTTAATCAAAAACCACAAGAATTTTTCAATGAGAAACAAAATCAAATGAGACAAAGTGGTAAAAATGAATATATTTTAACTAAAAATGATGTTACTAATTATCCTCAAGATATAAAGACAACATTTAACCCAAACGATAAGGAGGAAGTAGATGAATATAAGTTCT